CATCTTGTGGTGTAACAACAATTTCTTCTAAGTTACTGAATTGATCAAAGAAATCTTGCATATCTTTATCATATTCTAATTCTCCAGATTCGTCTAGATGAATTCTATTTATTATCCCATGTATGATTGATTGTTTTTTAACTTTTGCAGGAGGATTAATCCAGATTGGAACTTGAAAAATAAGTGTTGCAATGTCTAACTGTGAGTCAACTCCTTGAGGAACTGATCTAGATGACCATTGTATATCAATTAATTCTACAACCGTAATATTAGTCCAATCTAGTGGATTTGTATTTGACTGTATTTCTATTGTAGGGTTAAACAGTGTTAATATCTGTTCTAGCAATTGTAATTTTTGTTCTGTGTTTGAACACCATACATCAACGTTGATGGTTAAATCATATGGCACAGGCATATAACGTTCTACAGTATATGTATTGCCAAGCTCTGCTGTGTATTGATCATTGATAGCATCATATTTTCTTTCTTGTACTTGCTGTGCTGAAACTAATTTAGGATCGTGCCTACGCTCTCTTGCAACATTTAAATTAGCAACATGACAAGTCATAAAAGGTGTAGAGTTTAATGCGTTTTCTGTGTTGCCACGTAGTATGTGTGCAACCATTCTAGACATATCTGCATAACGCATTGGTACAGTTCTATATGTTTGTGATGCACTACCACCTGCATTTTTTTGACCACTTTGAATTTGAAAGCCATTGAAGATACGTACAAACTGTAGTAAGTATCTTCTTATCTGTTGATCATACCAAAATTGTGCCATTATACATCTGTCCTTGGTTTAACTGCTTTGCTTAAACCTTGCTGTTCGTTACCATCTGCGGTGTTATCACTTGCATTTGTATTTTCTACAAATGTATTTAATATTCTGTTAGCCGCAGAGTAAGTGCCTCTATAGTCATCTGATATTCTAATAAACCTATTGCCTGTTTTCTTAAATAATCTGTTTGGTTCATAGTCTGTACGTAGTATGTAATCACCATCATTTAATGAATTAGGAAAACTTGAACCAGTGTGTGCTATTGCAATACCATTTGGTGGTGTTGCTGAGCCGGCGTGTACACCGACTTTGTTAGAGAATCCAAATGCATCGTTAGCCGAATCTTGACTTGAATGCAGTGTAATGTCTTGTGTTATCCAACTGTCTGTAGTTGATGAATATTTTTTAAACGATATATTTAAACCGTTTTGAGTTTCTGTTCTCCACCATATTTTACCATTCGAATTTATTGTTGGTTCGGTAGGACTAACTGCAACATCTACACCAAGTAAACTCACAGTTGTTGAATCTGTTGCAATCTTTACCCAAGAACCGTTTGCAACTTTTTTGAAATACGTTGCACCAACGTTTCTATCTGAAACGACTACAGCATAATCACTAGAAGGTACATATGATGATATTGGTGTTTTAGTACTGCCATCTATGTTTGCAGAGTCAACTATTGATACAGCCTGACTGTTCCACACAGCACCGTCACCAACGTATAATCCCCAGTTGGTATTTGCTGTGTCTAACCAATAGTCACCGTTTTTATAATTAGCAGTTGGTGCCGTTGAACTTACAAAGTAGTCAAATGTTTGCCAACTTGTGTTTGTTGACTCGTAAAGTTTAAATGATGCTGTATTGGTTTGCCAATGACCATAAACATTACCTGGAACATATTGATCTGCTTTGTTAACATATAGGTGTGCAGTTTCGTATCCTTTTCGAGGAACTTCGTTTTGTGCTTGATTAACAATTGCATCACTTATGTCAATTTCTGATTGATATGTAGAAATTAAATTTCGTAAATCATCTTTTTGTTCACCAGTACCAAGTATATCTGAAAACTCTGGTGAGTCTACTAGTGGAGTACATTTAACTCTCCAAATATGTGGATACCAAGTAGGTGAATAACCTTCTGAACCTCTTGCGGCATCTTCAATAACATAGTATCTGTTGATTGCTTGTGGACCTTCTGGATAGTAGGCCGCCACTTCTCCTGCGGCTGTGCTTGATGTTCCTGTTACAGTTTCACCAACTGCAAAGTCACCGTCTGTGACCATTCTCAAAACTTTTGCATCGTGATTGTAGTTTACCACTGTTGCGGTTACACCACTGGTTGCACCTGTAACAGTTTCACCTTTTCTGAATTTTTTTGCTGGCTTTGTGGTAAATTCTAAACGTGCCATATCTAACATGGTGTCATCACGTTGATGAGGTAATTCTAATACATCACCACTCATTAATTTTCTACCTAATATGTTGATCATTTCATTTAAATGAAATGTCATATAAATGGTATCGTTGGATAAAAATGCACCAAACTGTGTTAAATCAAAATCTGAATCCTGTACCTGATATACACCACGCATGTCATATACGTCTGGATCATATTTGCGATCTCTGTTTTCTAAGAATAATAAATCTTGTATATTGTTAGGACGTATCACAGAATTGTCAGGTTGTGTTGAATCTGTGGTGTTTGCTTGAGCATGTGGACCAAGGTATTTGTGTATGAATACACCAGTACCGCCAACATTAAAATGTTCGCGGATCACACGGTCTATCATCTTGTAGTCGTTACCTTTTTGTGGTTTCCATAAGCTCAGTCGTGGCATGTCTATATCCTTTTATACAAGTATTTATTCAAACAAAGATTGACAAAACTAGCGAATTATGTATAATCGTGTATATATAGCAGTATGGATGAGAAAAAATTGACAGATAAAGATTTATTACAAATACCAAGTTTTCTAAAGCGAGATGCTGAAAACAACATGGTTAATGCACCACAACCAGCAGTGCAAACACCTGTTGAAGCAGTAGTTGAAACAGTAGAACAGTCACAAAAAGTTGAAGAAATCAAGCCAAAACGTCCAAGTATTCAAGATCGTATGCGTACAAGGATGTTTAGGATTGTGGGTGATTTAGATGATGAATTTGAAAAAGTATGGGCTAGAGATGAAGATCCTAAAAAATTCAAAGCATATAATTATTTTTTAGCAAATGATATTCCTGGAGCATTTATGAAAATGCTCAAACAACAAGTTGATGTTTACATTGATGAACAGTCAAAAGGATTAGATTACAGAGATATCAAGCCAAAAGATCGTACTGATGAACAACAAGATTATGTTGAAGGATATGAAACTTATTCAAAAACACAAATGAAACAACATATTGCTTGGTGGCAACGTGTGTACAAAGATTGTGAAACTTGGGAAGCCAACAAAAAGAAACAGCGTAAACCAAGAAAATGGAAGCCACCGTCAAAAGAAAAAATGGCGGCCAAAGTAAAATATAAGCCAGAATTTCCTGAACTTAAATTGGTATCAGAACAACCGATCAATTTGATTGGTTGTTCAGCAGTGATAGTTTATAATACCAAAAACAGGAAACTAGGTATATATGAAGCTACTCACAAACATCATGGTTTGGCATTGAAAGGCACAACCCTTTTAAATTACAACACAGACGGTGCTTTACAGAAAACAGTACGTAAACCCCAAGAAGTGATGGAAAAGTTAAATAAGGGGGGTTTACAAGCGATTAAGAACACCTTTAACGCACTATCTACCACTGAAACCAAACTTAACGGACGTCTAAACAAAGAAACTGTACTAATCCGTATTTTCCAATAAAGAAATAAATACAAGTATAGGATATTAAAATGGCCAAACAGAAATCAAATAGAGATAAAATTATTGAAGATATGCGTAACCTACTAGGTGATGGTATGGTTGATGTTGAACTTGATCCAAAGCACTATAATCAGGGTTTGGATATGGCTTTTGATAGATTTAGACAAAGATCGTCAAATGCTAACGAAGAAGCAACATTGTTTTTGCAAATGCAACAAGACATAAACGAATACACATTGCCAACAGAAGTTATTGAAGTGCGTGAAACATTTAGACGTGCTCTAGGATCTGATCAGCAATCAGGTATTGATGTTGATCCATTTGAAATTGCCTACACTAACTTGTACTTTTTACAAGCAGGTAGAATTGGTGGCCTAACCACTTGGGAAGCATTCAGCCAATACCAGGAAACTGTGGGTAGATTGTTTGGTAACAAAATTAATTTTACTTGGGACACTGTGACTAAAAAACTAACAATCATTAGACGTCCAAGAAATGCAGAAACACTGTTACTTCAAGTGTACATGCGTAGAACAGATGAAACTCTATTAGATGATCCATACGCAAAGTCATGGATTAGAGAATATGCACTTGCACAGTGTAAAATGATGTTAGGTGAAGCAAGATCAAAATTTGGTCAATTACCTGGTGCACAAGGTGGTGTTACACTAAATGGTGCTGATCTCAAAGCAGAAGCACAGGCATCGATGGATAGATTAGAAGAAGAAATCAGAAATTACACAGACGGCGGCGACCCACTTGGTATAATAATCGGATAATTTCATTTGACAACATATCAATAATGTTATACTATAGTAACATGATTGAAGTTACTTTAGATATAGATAAAATTTCCAAACGAGATGAATACATAGGGCAATCAACAGGTACAAGTGTTGAAGGCGGTGCTCTTAATGCCAACTATAGAGAAGTTGATGCAGTAGCCAGAGTTGCAAATTATATGGGTATGCTTGGTTACAAATATGAAAAAGACTGGCATTGGGAAAATGCTGGTTGTGATGAATTAACTGTAAAAGTTGACAGCGAAGATATTGCAACACAATTAAAATTGAGGTGGTAAATTGATTATTGGGTTAGTAGGATGGATTGGCAGTGGTAAAAACACTGTAGCAGATATATTATCAACACAGCACAATTATAGAAAAGATTCATTTGCGGCACCATTAAAAGATGCCACAGCAAACATATTCAATTGGCCTAGGAAAACACTAGAAGGTGATACAGATCACAGTAGGCATTTTAGAGAATGTGTTGATCCTTATTGGGCAAACAAACTTCAAATCAAAAACTTTACACCAAGACTAGCATTGCAAATTGTTGGCACAGAACTATTTAGAGAACATTTCCATCCTAAAATTTGGTTAGACAGTTTAGAGCATAGATACATTGCAAATGGACAAAAACCCACTATTATCACAGATTGTCGTTTTAGAAATGAACTGGCTTTTATCAAACAAATGGGCGGGTTTACTATTAGAGTAAAACGTGGTGATGATCCACATTGGACAGAACTAGCCAAACAAGCACAGCAAGGTGATCAATTTGCTGTACAGCAATTATCAGATACTGGTATACACGCTAGTGAGTGGGATCATACAGGTGTACTAGTGGACTTTATAATTGAAAATAACGGAACACTAGAACAACTTACAGACAAAGTAAATGGTGTAACTAAAGTACTAGCAAAAGTTTCTAAAACTAAAAAAACCACACAAACATTCTAAACGTCAGGCATCAAATCACCTTGGCGCCATTTGAATTCTTCCATGGTCATGATTCTTTGACAGTTAGCACATATAGTTTTTAAATTATTGATGGCACTGTTGCGTAGATCTCCGTCAATGTGATAAACATCTAACTGTGCTGGGTGCTTGGCTTTAAAACCACATTTTTCACATATATGTTTCTTTTTATAACCACTTTGTTGCCAACTAGCACTAGAACTAACACCTTTGCCTTTGCTTATGCGTATACATTTATCGCACATTTTACGATAATAGGTCTTATCACCTTTTTTGTAGTTAAAGGCTCTAGGTCTAGACTTGCATTTTGTACATAGTGGTCTATTATCTGTCATAACTGTATTTACTGCCCTTTTAAAGGGGAAAATATTGGTGCTTAAAACACCCTCTTTTAACCAACTTCTAATAAATATAGTATATGATGGCAACACTAACGTTGCCACAATTATGAAGGAGAGATTACAATGCCAGATTTAGTTTCACCGGGTGTTTCAGTTACAGTAACTGATGAATCATTTTACGCGGGGTCACCACAAGGCACAGTACCATTATTTGTAGTAGCATCAGCACAAGACAAAGCTGATCCAAGTTCTACAGGCTCAACAGCAATTGGTACTACAAGTGCAAATGTGGGTAAACCTTACCTAATTGGTTCACAGAGAGAACTGTTATCAACATTCGGTACACCAACATTTTATTCAGCTGGTTCAACAATGTTACCAGGTGATGAAAGAAATGAATACGGTTTATTAGCCGCATATTCATATTTAGGAATTTCAAATAGAGCATACGTGGTTCGTGCTGATGTAAACTTAGCAGAACTTACAGGCTCAACAACAGTCCCAGCAGGTACACCAGCAAATGGTACTTACTGGTTAGACACAGTATCAACTGATTGGGGAGTATATCAAGCAGACGGTACATCATGGAGCAAGGTTACTCCAGAAGTATTACTTGATACACCAAGTTCATCAGCAATATCAAATGTAAATGATGACACTGAAAAATCACCAAAAGATACCTATGGTACCAATGGAGATTTTGTTGTAGTTGCTTCAGCGGCTCCGGCAAAACTTTGGGAAAAGATTTCAGGAACATGGTATCAAGTAGGTGCTGACACATGGGTATCGGCAAAAACAGGTACACCGGTTGTGTTTATGCAACCAGGTACAGGTTCGGCTCCAAGTGCTTCAGTATCAGGTTCTATCTGGGTCAAAACAACAGCAGTTGGCGGCGGTGCAAATGTAGTAGTAAAATACTATTCAACAAGCAC